ATAGATAAAGTTTATAAAATTTATAAGTATTTTTTTAAATTTACCGATCCTGTTTGCGAAATTTTAACAACTCTAACCACATACAAAAATAAAGTCCCACAAGGTGCGTGTACATCCTCATATCTTGCCAATTTAGTTTTTTATAATTCTGAGTATCAAGTTGTTTCCGCTTTGCGTTGCAAAGGTATTACATATACAAGGTTACTTGATGATGTCACTTTATCATCAAAAAAAACACTTAGTGAAACTACTATTTCTAATTCAATTAAGTCTGTCATTGGCATGTTCACTAAGCATGGACTTAAGCAGAATAAGAAGAAAATGAAAATAGAATCTATCCAGAATAAAAAGGATGGTTTCCAAGTTACAGGCTTATGGGTTGGTCATGCAGAGCCAAAAACAAGAAGAGATGAAAGACGCTATATTAGATTAATGGTATATGTTTGTGAGAAAGAATATCCTAACTCTATGTCTACCGAAAGCTATCATGAGTTATGGAATAAAACCTCTGGATTAGTGGCAAAATTAAATAGACTAAATCAGTCAAACTATAAGTCTCTAAGAGAGAGACTAGGTGCCGTATTGCCGTTATATAATGACAGCGAAAGAGACAAAATAATTCGAGAGTGCAAAAGCTTGTTAAAATTGGATTCAAGTAAACCAGTTAGTTATGGTCAGCTTGATAGTATTAATAAAATTTACTCAAGACTGGGAATATTAGCACGAAACAATACTAATTTATCTAGATCTTGGAGAAAGAAATTGAGATCCCATTTCAGAAAGCTTCCAACTAAAAAAGAGATTTGGTTATGACAAAAGAATTAATCGATCATGGAATGGTGAAAACATTCGACTCATTTAAGGGGTTTGGTTTTATCACGAGAGAGAAAGGAAAGGATGTTTTCTTTTTTTACGAAGAAATTATTAGCGAAGATAAATATTTATGTGCTGGTGATTTAGTATCTTTCACAGTGCAAAAACTACCAAGAGGCCCTCGTGCATTTAATATCAAGAAAGAAGCATAAACTTAATTTGTGTAGTCGCTAGTACAACCCTTTCTATTTGAAGCATGTTTATAAAAAAGACATGCTTCATCCATGAACACTCAAACCCAACTAACTGAAATTCTGCGCCTGCTGCGCAACCTTATCCGCATTGGTACGGTGGCCGAGGTCGATCTTGACCAAGCCCTGTGCCGTGTAGTGACGGGAGACAATATCACCGGCTGGCTTAACTGGCTGACGCTGCGCGCCGGTCAATCGCGGTCATGGTGGGCACCGTCAAAGGGTGAGCAAGTATTGATATTGTCTCTCGGCGGCGAGCTGGATACCGCCTTTGTACTGCCGGGCATTTTCTCTGATGACTTCCCGCCACCGTCGACCTCGGCCAATGGCCTGTATATCGCCTTTCCTGACGGTGCCACGTTGCACTACGAGCCTGAGAGCGGCGAGTTGCGGGCTGATGGCGTCAAAACAGCGGTTATTAATGCCAGTGAATCGGTCAATGCCACCGCCCCCACTATCACCTGTGCTGCCTTGGTCAAAATTCTGCTGGATACGCCCGAAGTGGAATGCACCCACAACCTGACCACCGCCACCTTGAATGTGATCCAAGGCGGCAAGATGAGCGGGAATATTGAACACTCAGGCGGTTCGTTCACATCAAATGGTGTGGTCGTCGATAAACATGACCACGGAGGTGTTAAGCGCGGTGGGAATTATACCGAGGGGATAAAATGACAATTCAGCAAATGAATGTTCCTCTACCAAGAACTCTGTAACAAAAATCTGAAAATAACCCTTAGTATTCAATTCACTATGAAGACCATGTTATTCTCCGGCGATGGAAACAACCGCTACTCCTCACGATGAGTCACTGATGACGATTGCACAAAAACTGGAACAAAAAGGCGAAGCCAGAGGCATTGTGAAAGGTCGGGTAGAAGGCCGGGTAGAAGGCAAGTTGGAAGTTGCCCGTACTATGCTAGCCAATGGCCTTGACTACGCCACGGTAATGAAAATGACCGGCCTGAGCGAAGACGAACTGGCTCAAATTTGTCATTGATACACCTGTTACCAAACAGTACCGTGTCGTGCTAATGCACATAAACACCCGTGCTGCGCCAGATATTGACTGGCTGGAGTTGCCGCAATGACAGCTTATTTTATGTTTGTCTTAAAATGAGGCTGAGTGATACCTAAAATAGATCAGAATGGCTTCCTGTCCTTTCGAAGCGAAGCAAATCATCAGTAATTTTGTAGATGATAAGCCAGTCTGGCTCTATATGTGCGTCCCTGTAGCCTTTATAATTACCTTGTAATTGATGATCCTTATATACAACAGGCAAGGGCAATTTATCGTTAATCAGAAGCGTCATAATGACTTTAAGTTTATTCATATCTTTATGGCGCTTCTGAGCTTTTTTCACATCTTTCTGGAACTGACCTGAATATTCAATTTCCCTTTGTTTAGTCATGGTCTATCAGATACCTAATTTATCAAAAAGATCATCAGCATCCTTTGCTTTATGGACATCGACACCTTTATCGCTGTTGGCAATGGTATTAGCTGTAAGTTCGTTAGGAATACGCAAATCGAACGGAAGCGCTTTTTCTCGGGCAACCTTGGTTAAGGTTATCCGCACCAGATCGGATACGGTTAAACCCATGTCAGCAAGTACAGCAGCGGCTTCATTCTTTAGGGTTTCGTCTATACGAGCACGAACAAAAGCATTTGCAGCCATAGTAAAACCCCCTTTTAGTTGGAAAACTCATTGTGGCTCACTTGAGCTACAAAATCAAATATGCCTCATGGTTACTTTCTCGGCTCAACATTTCGTGACTGAAGCTCTTTCCTGATTATTCTCTTAATCCAGGCAGCCAGCGATTCATCACCATCTAACTTTTGGGCCTCTTCCATTTCACTACGCAGCTCTGGATCGAGACGAAACTGGAATGGTGGATTTCCTCTTCTTTCATTCATGTGTGTTGACACCTAAATTACACTTGAGTTAATGTAGTGTTGTGTAGTGACACATTACTATCACATGCCATAAATGACAATGCCCCGATGTGCTTGGAACACAACGAGGCATCTAACCACAACATTAAACGAGGTAATGCTATGGCTGACGCTAATAGTAACATACGTGCATATTCAAAGCTCTACACCTTCCTTAACGCCCGGTCGAACACATTACTGGCTGAAATCTCTCCGTTACACCTGATCTCCGTTTTGGCTCCCACTGAGCGTGAGGCCCGCAATCTGCTGGCCGGTTTCTCGCTGGTGTTTGTTTCTTGCAAACCACAGGAGAAGCGCCATGTTGCCTGATACCAATAGACTTTATCCCACATTGACTGAGGTGTTCGGTAAGCTGGATATGTCACACCTGAGTGCTGATGACACACTGGAACTGGCAAACAGTAGCGAGGAATGTTACGCCGGATTGCTGCATGGGTTGAATTTTATCGGGGATACTTTTGTGACCTTTGCCGATAACGATGTGTTGGATTTCTCAGTAGAAAGTTTGTGCCAGTTAGGCCATTGTCTGGCATCAATCAGTATCCTGGTACCTGCCCTCACTCAATTGCAAGCATCAGCAAACGCCAAGCTCACTAACAACGAGTTGGCCGAGCAATAAACCTCACCGCTTCCGCTAATATTGTCCTTAGCGGAAGCGCGATAAAACTCCGTTGACTACACCGGTAACCCGTTATTTTAACGTGGGAAATGCGAGTCGGACTACCCGAATTGTTTAATAGCCTTATTCGCATCCTTTAACTCTGTCATCAGTGCCTTGCGATCCTGAATCTCGTTATAAGCTGCGAAAGTAGCTTCATCTTCTAAAAGCAGTGCCTTAGCTTCAGAAAACGGAATGATATCATCGTTGCTATCAGACATTTTTCAGCCTCTGTTTAATCTATTTAATTCATTTGTCTTTTTGAAAATAAGAGGCTGAACCATGACTACCATCACCCCCGTTTCCACCATCGCCACCCTCGGAAGCACCATCACCACCGTTACCGCCCGCGCCGTTATTAATATTAGGATCGCCCTGACCGCCATTGCCACCATTTTTGCAGTTCGTATCAGATAATCCATCGTGACCATTTTCACCTGGCTTTCCGTCAAGTACCGCGCAATGAGTGGATTTGGCCGTTTCCTGCACAGCAGAGGCAGGTAAAGAGAAAACAGAGAAAGTGAATGCTAGTGGTAATAAAAAGGATTTATACATACAACCTCCATACTCATTACAGTTCAAATTCATTCTATTAGAACATTACGCTCCGCAGCTTAAACATTGTAATAACAGCACGATATTGTCCCACTCCCCACACATCCCTCCTGAGATGTTATCCGCGCCCATTAGCAGCAAACTGACTTGAAATACTCGCGCGAATTTTGAGGGCTGCATGACCACAACCCAATATCTCGGCATGAGCCGAATCGCAGGGCAGACCATTACCGACACTGACCACATCAGCCAGTCTATCGCTGACATTCTTATCACCCCTGTCGGTTCGCGGGTGATGCGCCGCACTTATGGTTCGCTGTTATCAGAGCTGATTGACCAGCCACAAAATCCGGCCCTGCGCCTGCAAATTATGGCCGCCAGTTACAGTGCTATTTTGCGCTGGGAGCCGAGGGTCAAACTGACTGGCATCACCTTTGACACCACCCTTGACGGAAAAATGGTGGTTGATATCACCGGCACCCGCACCGATAGCGCGGCCCCGCTTTCATTAACCATCCCTGTGAGCTGAACCTATGGCAACCATTGACCTGAGCCTGTTACCGCCGCCGTTTGTGGTGGAAGAACTGGACTATGAACCCCTGCTGGCCGAGCGCAAAGCCACGCTGATTTCCCTGTATCCAGAAGAACAGCGCGCCGCCGTGGCCCGCACCCTATCGCTGGAATCTGAGCCGCTGGTCAAGCTGTTGCAAGAAAACGCTTACCGCGAGGTGATATTGCGCCAGCGCGTTAACGATGCGGCGCGCGCGGTGATGGTGGCCTATGCCGTCGGCAGTGATTTAGACCAGCTCGGCGCGAATAACAACGTTGCGCGGTTGGTTATTACCCCGGCAGATCCCAGCGCCATTCCGCCGATTGAGGCGGTGATGGAATCTGACAGTGATTTCCGGGTGCGTATCCCGCAAGCCTTTGAGGGCTTGAGTGTCGCTGGGCCAACCGGTGCTTATGAATACCATGCCAAAACTGCTGACGGCCGGGTGGCAGATGCCTCAGCAATCAGCCCGACCCCCGCCTGTGTCACGGTCACAGTGCTATCGCGCGAGGGTAACGGCGCAGCATCAAGCGAGCTGTTGGCGGTGGTGGAAGCCGCGCTAAATGATGAAAACACGCGGCCGGTAGCTGACCGCGTCACGGTGCAATCCGCCCGCATTGAAGATTATGAAATTGACGCGGTGCTCTACCTGCATCCGGGGCCGGAAGCGGAGCCGGTGCGCGTGGCCGCCGAGAAGAAACTGACCGCCTTTGTCACCGCACAGCGTCGCCTCGGCCGAGACATTCGTCTGTCGGCACTCTATGCCGCGCTGCATGTTGAGGGTGTCCAGCGGGCGGTGATTAATGCCCCGCTGGCTGACGTGGTGCTCGATAAAACCCAAGCCGCCTATTGCACCGGCAGCACCATCACTGTCGGGGGGACTGATGACTGACCGCTCCCGTTTATTACCTGTTGGCTCATCAATGCTGGAAGTGGCCGCCGCGCGCGCCTGTGCCGAACTGGAAAACACCCCGGTACCCATTCGCCAGCTCTGGAACGCCGATACCTGCCCGCTACCGCTGTTGCCCTATCTGGCGTGGGCGTGGTCGGTGGATCGCTGGGATGAGAAATGGCCGGAAGCCACCAAGCGCGCGGTGGTGAAGTCCTCGCAGTACGTGCACAAACACAAAGGTACCATTGGCGCAATCCGACGGGTGGTTGAACCGCTCGGTTATCTCATCAAGGTGATTGAGTGGTGGAAGACCTACGAGACACCCGGCACCTTTCGCCTCGATGTGGGCGTATTGGAAACCGGCATTAGCGAAGAAATGTACCCCGAACTGGAGCGGCTGATTTTTGATGCCAAGCCGTGCAGCCGCCACTTGGTCGGCCTGTCGATTAATCTGGAAAGTAGCGGCCCGCTGACTATCGTCGCCGCCAGTTACAGCGGTGATGAGTTGACCGTGTACCCCTATCGAATGGACTCAATATGACCCCTAAATACTTCGCCTTACTGACCCATATCGGCGCGGCCAAACTGGCGAACGCCACTGCGCTCGGTACCCGCTTAGAGATAACCCACATGGCAGTCGGGGATGGCGGCGGAACCCTGCCAATCCCTAGCCCGGCACAAACCAAACTGGTGAATGAGCAGCGCCGCGCCGCCCTTAATGCCCTGACTATTGACCCGAACAATCCCCGTCAGGTTATTGCGGAGCAGATTATCCCTGAGACTGAGGGCGGGTGGTGGATCAGGGAGATTGGTTTGCTGAATAAAGCTGGAGAGTTAATTGCTGTCGCCAATTGCCCAGAAAGCTATAAGCCACAAATGCAGGAAGGCAGTGGCCGTATCCAGACTATTCGCGTCATTTTGGCCGTCAGCAACACTGCCGCTGTCACACTGAAAACCGACCCAGCAGTGGTGCTGGCAACACGCCAATATGCCGACCAACTCATCAGCACCACTGTGACCTCAATCAGCAACCATATCCGCACCCTCAATCCGCACCCGCAATATCTCCTCGCCAGCCACAATTTATTTGACCTTGGCAATATCAAGGCGGCGCGGGCTAACTTGCAATTAGGTTCTGCGGCCACCAGAAATGTTGGTAATGCTCAAGATGAACTCATGCAGGTCGGGGCATTTGGCTGGGGCGGCAACTGCATTATTGCCTCGGCGGGGATCAATGCGCTGACAAAAACCGGCATGTACTGTGTCAATCAATACGCTCCCGATAAACCCGAGGGTTTTGGTGATGCGACCATTCAACATATTCAAAATGACTCATTAACCGCCCACCAGTTCATTTTCTCCACCAATAATACCAGCACAGCGGCAAGAGTCAGTTATCGCCTGCGCTCTTATGGTCAATGGCGGGAATGGATAGATATCGTCACCAGCCGCAGCCAGGCATTAACCCCTATCGGCATCCCGCTGCCCTACCCCGGCACCACGCCACCGCAAGGTTATTTAAAATGCAACGGCGCAGCATTTTATCCCTACCGTTACCCCACGCTGGCAACTTTATATCCGACCCATAAATTACCCGATTTGCGCGGTGAGTTTATTCGTGGATTTGATGACGGACGCGGCATTGATGCAAATCGCACCCTGTTAAGCGCACAAACCGACGCGCTGCAAAATATCACCGGCGGTATCAATGGGGTATCAGAAAGCATGGGCAGCGCACCTGAAAGCAATTTCAGCGGCGCTTTTGCGAAAACTGATTCTGTCGGCAATGACAATACCCCGCACCATACCGACATCACCCATTGCGGCAGCTTTGATTTTGACGCCTCCCGCGTGGTGCGCACCGCCGCCGAAACCCGACCACGCAATATTGCATTTTGCTACATCTTGAGGGCGATCTAATGAAATATGACTTTGTGGTTCAACAGGCCATCTTGGATGACCATCAACTCGCCAGTCAGGCGGGATGGATAACGCTCTATCACTATGATGCGGTGAGTCTGGAATACGCCAGTGCGGGCATGGAGTACTTGCCGCTCGGCGTCGGCTTACCGGCTCACTCGGTGGCTGACGCGCCCATCATTCAACCTAAAACCGGCATGGCATTGGTCAGGGATTTAACTGCTAACCAGTGGGTAACAGTGGCAGACCATCGCCATCAAACGGTGTATGAAACTGAAACTAAATATAAATCCATCATTTTCACCCTCGGCCCGATTCCACACAATAAAACACTGATTCAGCCAACACATGAGTTTGACACATGGACAGGAACCGCGTGGGAAATCGATCAACAGGCATTAAAAGCCAGCCATATTGCCACCGCAAGCCAACAGAAAACCGCGCTGATAAATCAGATATCAGATCACATCAACATCCTACTCGACGCTATCGCAATGGATAATCAACAGACTGATATTCAGCAATTGGCGGCGTTAAAATATTACCGCGTCGCGTTAATGCGCATTGACCCCAACACCGCGCCAGAGATTGACTGGCCGGAGTTGTCGCAATAAGGGTTGATTTTAATGGGGGAAATATTTGTCCAGATGAAACATTGAAAATATAAGTCACAGATTATACAATCAAACCATAAGCTACACTTTATAAGGATATGATTGTGTGGATAGTGATTTTGACGCCAAGGTTTGACACTTGGTTGCAGGAACAAGAAGAAGGGATGCAGGAAAAGGTGTTAGCCGATCTAGCCAATCTTGAAACTTATGGCCCGAAACTGTCGCGTCCCTATGCTGATACAGTAAAAGGCTCTCAGCACAAGAATATGAAGGAGCTGCGGGTACAATATTCTGGTCGTCCGGTTCGCGCATTTTTTGCTTTTGATCCTAAGCGTCAGGCAATCGTATTGTGTGCCGGTGATAAAAGTCATGATAAGCGGTTTTACGAAACGATGATCCGCATTGCTGACGAAGAATTTAGTGCACATTTAGCCGTAATTGAGGAACAGAAATGAAAACATTACGTGATGCTATAGCCGCTCGTTCGCCTGAGAGTCAGAAGCGAATTAAAGAAATGGCCGATGAAATGATTCTGGAAACTGGATTACAGATGATGCGGGAAGAATTGCAACTTTCGCAAAAATCTCTGGCTAAAACGATGGGTGTTAGCCAGCCAGCGATAACTCAAATAGAACAACGAGGTAACGACGTTAAACTCGCAACACTCAAACGTTATATTGAAGCGATGGGGGGAAAACTGAGCCTAACAGTAGAGCTACCCGATGGAGGCGGACGTATATTCCATATTTGATCGGACACATTAGAAATTCTGTGCCAAAACTGGCACAACGCCATCCTATGGCTTAAATATCCCACCATTGTCGCCATACTCTCCTTAAGCAACGGAGAGTTATCATATGTGCAATCCCCGCGATAACCCCCTATTTTTACAGAAAAAATGTTTGTCCTAAAGTGGTGCGGAGTGATTGCTCACACTGCCCCCCATGACTATCATCGCCCGATGAAAACGACCCCATCCCCGCACGATGCGCTATTTAAGAATTTTATGACCCAGCCCGCGACGGCGTGTGACCTGCTGGAGTTCCATTTACCGCCTGAATTGCGGCAACTTTGTGACCTGAGCACCTTACGGCTGGAATCTGGCAGTTTTATTGAAAACAACCTGCGTGCTTGCTACTCGGACGTGCTCTACTCGCTCAAAACGACTGCGGGGGACGGTTATGTTTACGCCCTCATTGAACATCAAAGTTCCCCTGATAAACATATGGCTTTTCGCATGATGCGCTACGCTATTGCCGCCATGCAGAGCCACTTGGAAGCGGGGAACGACAAGTTGCCGCTGGTCATTCCCATGTTGTTCTATCATGGCATGGTCACGCCGTATCCGTATCCCATGAGCTGGCTGCATGCCTTTAACCAACCCACACTCGCCGGGAGGTTGTACAGTGGTGACTTCCCGCTGATCGATGTGACGGTAATCCCCGATAACGAAATCATGACCCATCGACGCATTGCTCTGCTAGAACTGTTGCAAAAACATATTCGTCAGCGTGAGTTATCTGAATTATCGGATCAACTGGTCATGGTGATAGCAAGTGGTTACACTACAGAAGATCAACTAAAAGCGGCGATAAATTACATCATACAGGTTGGTGATACGGCAGACCCAGAAGCGTTCCTCCGCAGCCTGGCCAACCGCTTACCGCAGCACGAGGAGTCACTGATGACAATTGCACAAAAACTGGAACAAAAAGGCGAAGCTAACGGGCTAAAGAAAGGTAAGTTGGAAGTTGCCCGAACTATGTTTGCCAATGGTCTTGACCGTGCCACAGTAATGAAAATGACCGGTCTAAGCGATAAAGAACTGGCACAAATTTGCCATTAAGTTGCTAGCTAAATCCCTACTTTTAACAGGCGATGTTGCCTTAAACGTCGTCTGTTTGCGCTGTTTATTACCCTTTCCCTTTTTATTTCTTACTCTTTGTTGCCTCATCCATCTTTAACGCATCACCACGATAACCCCCTATTTTTCCACAAAAAATGTTTGTCCTAAAGTGATGCTGGCTGATTGCACGGCAGAACGTCGCTGGGCTATAGTCACGCCGCAGCGGCAAAATCCGCTGTCGGGATTAGCGTCCCGGAATTCATTGAAACGCACGGCTGTAGATTCGGCTATTATGTGCAGGCACAGTGACACCTGTAATAAGTAAGCAATGGTGAACTGGGCGGGGGCATCGCAAGATGCGCCGGGTTCTTCGATGACCGGTTACGCTAACCCCGTCCAGTTCACCACCCTTTGAGGTTAGCGTCTCTTGGTGGTGATGATCTCTCCCATCGAAGAGGTAGTCATCATGGATCTGACGACTAAACACCTGTCATTATTGACCTGCACTATCGTTGCTATTCCCACACCTGTTTCTTCATCTGCCCCTCTGCTGCCGGAGGTGCGCTATGTATGATGACACCCCCCGCGAAGTAGAAGAACTTATCGACCACTGCCGTGCGCTGATTTACGCCATCGTCACGCTGGAATCACAGGAAGTGAAAGAAATACTTAATTTTGTCTTACAGCAGCAAATAGACTTGTTACACAACACCTATCAGCAAGATCTCAACGAGCTTCTAGTGACCGCTTAACAACACTGCGCCTAAGGCATCGTGAGGTGCCTTTTCTGTCATGAAATATGAGTCAATAAACGGATTGTAATCCTTACCGTGTAAGACTAAAATTAACTCAACCGCATTTAGGTTATGTCAAGGATGACAAAATAATGGATTTTTTGCAGTTTATTGAAACCCCGTTCTTTTCCAAACAACGAGAGATTTTATTGACCGAAGATGAGTTCAGGGAGTTTCAGCAAGTATTGTTGTTAGACCCATATTCAGGAGCATTAATTGTGGGTACTGGCGGTGTACGAAAAGTAAGATTTGCCATCGGCCAGAAAGGAAAAAGTGCTGGTGTTCGCGTCATTTATTACTATCAGGAACCACAAGGTAGGATATGGCTTTTTACTGTCTACCCCAAAAATCAAAAAGATACGCTGACAAATAGTGAAAAACAGCAATTCAAAGATGTGATAATACAAATCAAAGGGAGTGCGTTATGAGTGATTTTTTCAATGATTTAATGACATCCGCGAAGCAGGCCGTTGCTATTAGTCATGGTGAATTAGATGCAGGCCGAGTGACTCAGGTTGCTATCCCTGATGTAAAAGAAATCAGAAAGAAAACAGGGTATAAGCAAAAAGACTTTGCGCAACTTGTTGGAGTGAGTCCATCGTTGGTTGAGGCATGGGAACAACATAGGAGAATTCCATCAGGCAGCTCACTTAAGCTATTGATCATGATTGACAAGCATCCCTCCCTCATTAATGAGCTTTCAAGCATTTAGCCGCTCTCGCAAAATCTCTTACAATCTGTAGTTGTGCCAAACCCGGCACAACGCTATCCCGCTGCTTCAGCACGTAATCCCTGCCACCATACTCTCCCCCAACCAACGGAGAGTCACCTCATGGGCGATTACCATCACGGCATCCGCATTGTTGAAATTAATGACGGCACCCGCGTTATTTCCACGGTTTCTACCGCCGTTGTCGGTATGGTCTGCACTGGCGATGATGCCGATGCAGCAACATTCCCGCTCAACACGCCGGTATTAATCACTGATCTGTTGGCCGCAGCCGCTAAGGCAGGCACAAAAGGCACACTGGCGGCATCACTGCTGGCGATTGCTGAACAGGCGCGACCGGTCACCATTGTGGTGCGCGTTGCCACTGGCAGTAACGAGACCGGAACCACGACGAATATTATCGGCGGGGTTGACCAGAATGGCCGCTATACCGGCATGAAAGCGCTGTTAGATGCGCAGTCTGTTACCGGTGTGAGCCCGCGCATTCTTGGCGTACCAGGGCTGGACAGTCTGCATGTTTCGACCGCTCTGGCAGGTATCTGTCAGCAGTTACGCGCCTTTGGTTATATCAGCGCCTATGGCTGCAAAACCAGCAAGGAAGCGTTGAAATACCGCGAAAATTTCAGTCAGCGCGAGCTGATGTTGATTTGGCCGGATTTTTTGAGCTGGAACACCTCCACCAACCGCAGCAGCGTAGCTTATGCCACCGCCCGCGCCCTCGGCTTGCGTGCCAAAATCGACCAACAACAGGGCTGGCATAAAACCCTGTCTAACGTCGGGGTGAATGGCGTGACCGCTATTTCCGCCAGCGTATTTTGGGATCTACAGACCGTCGGTACGGACGCCGACCTGCTAAACAAAGCCTGCGTGACAACGCTAATTCGCAAAGACGGCTTCAAGTTTTGGGGTTCGCGCACCTGCTCCGATGATCCGCTGTTTGCCTTTGAGAACTACACCCGTACCGCGCAGATTTTGGCTGACACTATGGCCGAGGCTCAGCTCTGGGCGATTGACCGCCCTATCCACCCCACGTTAGTCCGAGACATGATCGGTAGCATCAATGCCAAATTTCGCGAGATGAAATCTGCCGGGCTGATTATCGATGGCAGTTGCTGGTATGACGACAACGCCAACGATAAAGATACCCTGAAAGCCGGCAAACTGTTTATTGATTACGACTACACGCCAGTGCCACCACTGGAAGACCTCACCCTACGCCAACGCATCACCGATAAGTATCTGGTGAACTTTACTACCGCCATCAACCGCTAAGGAACCCTGACCTATGGCTCTGCCACGCAAACTGAAATTGATGAATCTGTTTAACGATGGCCGCGATTACATGGGGATAGTCTCTTCCGTCACGCTGCCAAAACTCACGCGCAAGCTGGAAAACTATCGTGGCGGCGGGATGAATGGCGTCGCGCCGATTGATTTGGGTCTGGACGATGACGCATTGGTGATGGAGTGGTCAATGGGCGGCCTTGATGAGTTGGTATTGCAGCAATGGGGCGCGGCCAAAGTTGACGCGGTTCCACTGCGTTTTGCCGGAGCCTATCAGCGTGATGATTCCGCTGAAGTGATGGCGGTAGAAGTTGAAATACGAGGCCGTCATAAAGAAATTGATAGCGGTGAGGCCAAACAAGGAGAAGACACCGAAAGTAAAATATTCACCCAATGCACCTATTACAAACTGACCATTGACGGCAAGGCAGTGATCGAAATTGACGTGGTTAACCTGATTGAACGGGTTAACGGTGTCGACCTGCTGAAAGCCCAACGCAAGGCCATTGGCCGCTAATCTAATAGGAACAGACATGAAAAATGCTATCGCTAACAAGAATGCCGTCATGCTGGATACCCCGCTCAAACGCGGCGATACCCTGATCACTGAAATCGAAATTATCCGCCCCAACGCCGGAACTCTACGCGGGGTACGGCTAGCTGATGTGGCTAATTCCGATGTCGATGCGCTGATGATAGTGTTGCCCCGCATCACTTATCCCTCACTCACCACCGCAGAATGCAGCCGCTTAGAGCTACCGGATTTAGTGGCACTGGCCGGTAAGGTGATCAGTTTTTTGTCGCCGAAACAGGAAGCGTAAAGCTCGATCCTATGCTGGAAGTTGACGACCTGATGGCGGACATTGCCGCCATTTTTCACTGGCCACCCTCGGAGTGTTGGGCCATGAGCCTCAGCGAACTGGTGCGCTGGCGTCATAAAGCCTTGCTACGCAGTGGAGCCGTAAACCATGAGTAAAAACTTGCAGCTAAAAGTATTGCTCAAGGCGGTAGACCAAGCCAGCCGCCCGTTTAAAGCCATTCAATCCGCCAGTCAGTCCCTCACCGGCGATATCCGCAACACCCAAAGCAGCATCAAAGCGCTTGATGCGCAGGCAGCGAAAATTGAGGGTTTTCGCAAAATCAGTGCACAACTGGCCGTGACCGGGCAGGCATTGAAAAAAGCCAAAGCCGATGCCGCGGCATTCGCCATTGCATTGAAAAACACCGAGAAGCCCACCGCGCAGCAAGTCCGGCTGATGGAGGGTGCCAGACGCGCAGCCACTAACTTGCAAACTCAATACAAGGGTTTGCGCCTGTCAGTACAGCGCCAACGCGATGCTCTGACGGCGAGCGGCATCGCCAGCAAAAACCTGAGCACTGAGCAACGCCGATTACGCAACAGTGCCGCCGAAGCTACAGCCGTCCTGACCCGCCAACGGCAAGAGTTGCAACGCCTGAGCCAGAAACAAGAGCAGCTCAACCGTGTCACTCAGCGCTACCAGCAAGGCAAAGCGGCGACTGAAACGGTACGCAATGCCAGTGCCGCCAGTTTTGGTGTGGCAAGCACCGGTCTGTATGGCACGGCAAAACTGATTGCACCAGGGATCCAGTTCGACAGCCAGATGTCTGGCACTCAGGCAATTTTAGGGCTGGAGAAACACAACGCCAAACTGGCCGCCATTCGTCAACAGGCGCGTGATATCGGCGGTTCAACCGCCTTTTCCCCCACCGACGTAGCACGAACCCAAGACACACTGGCGTGTTCCGGCTATGACGCTGATGCCATTTTGGCCGCCACCGAGCCAACAGTAAATCTATCGCTGGCCTCCGGCGTCGATATTTCCCAGGCGGCAGGCATTGTCACCAATATGCAATCGGCGTTTAACCTGCCACTTAACCAGATCAGACGTGTATCTATCTGATGTGATGGCGAAAGGTTTTACCAACTCGAATACCAATCTAACCGAGCTGGGTGAGGCGATGAAATATGTCGCGCCGATTGCCGAGGCCGCCGGAGCCAGTATTGAAGACACCACCGCATTGCTCGGCGTGCTAGCCGATAACGGTATTAAAGGCAGTATGGCAGGTACCAGCACCAGCGCGGTGTTTAGCCGATTACAAGCACCAGTCGGGCAAGCACCCCCCGCACTGAAAGAACTGGGTATTACGACCCGCGACGACAAAGGCAATATGTTGCCGGTGGCGAAAATCCTCAAAGATATTGACCGCTCGTTTAAAAAGAACCAGTTAGGCACCGCGCAGCAAGCCGAGTATCTGAAAGTGATATTCGGTGAAGAGGCGATGAAAGGCGCGGTGAAACTGGTGGCAGCGGCCGGTGATGGCAAGCTGGCGGAGAAGAAAAGCAAACTGCTGCAAGCCGATGGCACCGCGCAAGCTATCGCTACGGTCAGAATGGACAACCTCGACGGCGACCTGAAAAAATTCAGCTCATCATGGGCCGATTTGCGTATTGAGATATTTGAGGAGCAAAACGCTGCCCTGCGCCAACTGATCATGACTGCAACCGACTGGCTGGTGAATGTCGCTGTATGGGCTAAGAAAAATTCAGAGCTGGTCGCCACCCTGACCAAAATGACTGGTGCGGCGTTGTCACTGGTTGCCGGGCTGGGTGCGTTGGGTCTGATTGCATGGCCGGTGATGGCGGGGTTTAACCTGCTGTTGGCCGGGGCTGGCCTGTTGAGCACCGGTTTTTCACTGATGGCTGGAACCATTGCCGCCGCGCTCACGGCGCTGACATGGCCGATAGTGGCAGTAGTTGCGGCCATTGTGGCCGGCGGCCTGCTTATCCGTAAATACTGGGAGCCTATCAGCGCCTTTATTGCTGGCGTGGCCGAGGGCTTTACCGCTGCCATGGGGCCAATCAGTGCCGCGTTTGAGCCGCTCAAACCGGTGTTTAACTGGTTTAGTGACAAGGTAAAACTGCTTTCGAATGGGTTCGCTGACCTGATTAAACCAGTTAAAGCTACACAGCAAACCTTAGATGTGGCGACCAACGCAGGCAAGTTATTTGGCGAGGGGCTGGCGGCGGCGCTCAGTCTGCCGATGGATGCGCTGAACACCCTGCGCAGTGGCATTGACTGGGTGCTGGAAAAGCTCGGCGTTATTGATAGCGAATCTACCGGGCTGGCCGATAACGTCCCGAAAGATAACCCTTATGCGGGCGGATATTCTCCAAGTGGTGGTGTGTTATACGACGGCTATCAGCCGGTCACCGCCAATACCGGCACCACCATTGTAGATAGCAGTGTCACCACCAACGATATCAAGGTGACTATCCCACCGGGCATGAGCCGACAAGATGCCGAGCGAATGATGCTTGATGCCCTTGCCAGAAACGAACGGAATAAACGCGCCCGCCAACGCGGCCAGATGGAGAATTAAGCATGATGCTATCACTGGGTTTATTTGTCTTTATGCGCCAAACCACGCCTTATCAAAGCATAGGGCGCAACATTGATTACCGCTGGCCGACCAACAGTCGGATAGGCTTACGCCCTACTGCACAATTTCTCGGCGTAGACAGTGAAAAAATCACCCTGTCTGGCGTGTTACTGCCGGAGCTTACCGGCGGAAAACTTTCGCTATTGGCGCTGGAATTGATGGCCGCTCAAGGCAAAGCATGGCCGCTGATTGAGGGTGACGGCACCATTTATGGCATGTTTGTGATTGAGAGCCTGAGCCAGACCGGTACACTATTTTTTGCCGATGGCAGCGCGCGGCGCATTGAATTCACACTCAAATTGTTGCGGGTCGATGAGTCATTAACCACGATGTTTGGCGACTTACAACAGCAAGCAGATCAGTTAATGGGCAAGGTGAAGAGGTGTTTATCATGATGACCGGCCAGCCGTTAACGGCTGGAACAGATCTGGCCCCGGACTTTATGCTGACCCTGAACCAGCAAGATATCACCCAGAATATCCGTGACCATTTGTTATCCCTGAGCCTGACTGATAACCGAGGCTTTGAAGCTGACCAACTTGATATCGAACTGGATGACGCTGACGGCCAGCTTGCCATGCCGGAACGAGGCGCAGTGTTGTCAGTATGCTTGGGCTGGAAAGGCTCGGCGCTGATAGGTAAAGGTGATTTTATCGTGGATGAGGTCGAGCACCATGGCGCGCCGGATACGCTGACCATTCGTGCGCGCAGTGCTGATTTTCGCGGTTCGCTCAATGCCCGGCGGGAAGTCTCATATCATGACACGACATTGGGTAAAGTGGTGGCACAGGTGGCGGAGCGCAATAACTTGCAAGCCATGCTGGCCGAGGGGCTGGCAGATATCACCATTCCTCACATCGACCAAACTCAAGAAACTGACGCCAAGTTTATCACCCGTCTTGCCTCTCTCAATGGCGCGATAGCTGCCATAAAAGCGGGTCGACTGCTGTTTATCAAACCGGGTAGCGCTGTTACCGCCAGCGGTAAACCTATTCCGCAGATGACCATCACCCGGCAAGATGGCGATCAGCACAGCTTTAGTATTGCTGATCGGGGCGCATATACCGGCGTCAGCGCCAGTTGGCTGCACACCAAAAAACCGAAGCCGAAAAAAGTTAAGTTACAGCGTAGGACCCAGTTTAAACACCTGCGCGCATTGCAACATCCCAAAATCAAAGCGCCCCAAAAAAGCCAATCAGTGGAAGAAACACAAGGCAATTATCTGGTAGGGGCTGAGGATAACGTTTTTATCATCACCACCGTTTATGCCACACAAAAAGCCGCCATGCGTGCCGCACGCGCTAAATGGGAAAAACTGCAACGTGGTGTGGCGGAGTTTTCCATCACTCTCGCTATGGGTCGTGCTGATTTATTCCCTGAAACCCCTATCATGGTCAGCGGTTTTAAATCGGTCATTGACCAACAAAAGTGGATTATCAGCAAGGTAGCGCACCACCTGAACAACAGCGGCTACACCACCCAGCTCGCGCTGGAGGTGCTGTTGTCGGACGCAGCCCATCAAGTGACAGTGTAACAAATAGTTGAATTTGCAAATCCAACATTTGCATTGTCGAATTTATTGGTAGAATGCAGCAAACTGAACATATCGGGATAAAGGAATTATCTATGATGCATTGTCCACTTTGCCGCAACGCCGCCCACACCCGATCCAACCGCTACCTGAGCGAGAGAACTAAAGAGCGGTATCATCAGTGCCAGAATATTAACTGTAGCTGTACCTTTGCCACCCACGAAACTATCGATCGCATTATTGTCGAACCCGGTAAAAAAATCCCTGTGCCACCCCATCCCGATAGAAGTAATCAGGGTTCATTGTGGGTGTGAAAACTATTCAATAGGAAAATTATAATTTTATTTTCCTATTGAATGATTAAGACACAAAGAATTAAGCTAACTCCCACGGCAAATCTCTACGATTATTGACAGGCTTTAGGATATCCGCGTTTCTTAACTGCTGAGCAGCCCAACGCAAGTCATACTGCCATGTATAAAGGATATCTCCGGACGCTTTTAATTCTGATTCATACTTTTCCCAAACATATTTCGCTACGTCCTTAGGCCAGCCCGCACCTCCTCTAGAGTTTAAACATTCAACGATCCAAACTTTCATACTATCACGGGTAACCATATGATCTCCCAATTGTATAATATCTATGATTACTCCAAATTACCGCTTTCATTACATGTTGTCATTTATATTTCCTCGAAATCATATTCAAAAGTTATCGCCTAATTTTTTGCATAATATAAGACTAAAAATTCGTTCTGGTAGATCCTTAAGCCCAATTCCCCATAAAATATAATAATGTCATTATGTATACAAAACCCCAGAACGGACATTGCCTCCTGTTTTTATTAACATCAAAAATCACCATAATCTTACATGGATATCAGATTAATGAGCGTGCGCAAACTCCCGACAGGGAAATGGCTATGTGAGTGTTACCCGCGAGGACGCGAGGGTAAACGGGTGAGAAAACAGTTCACTACCAAAGGTGAAGCACTATCGTATGAAAGCTACACCATGGAACAGGCCAGACATAAACCGTGGTTAGGTGAGAAAGAAGATCGCCGCAAACTGCTGGAGCTGATTGATCTTTGGTACCAACTGCATGGCTGCTCTTTAAGTGATAAAAAGGGTCGGCTGGCTAAACTGGAGATTATCTGTAAGGGCTTGGGCAATCCCATTGCAGCCGATATTACACCGAAAGATTGGGCGCACTATCGTGATCAGCGGCTAAGAGGTGAGATAGATAATGGCTACAGCACCAGCCTGCAAACGCGGATGGTTTCCACCGGTACGGTAAACAGTGAACAGGCTTATTTGCGCGCAGTGTTTAACGAGTTAACGCGGCTGGGCGAATGGAGCCTCCCTAACCCACTGACCAATATTCGTGAGTTCGATCAACCCGAGCGGGAAATGGCGTGGCTGAATGACGATCAGATTGATCGCCTATTAGACGCCAGTGACTTACATGGCAATCCTGAATTAACTCTCATCGTGCGTTTGTGTTTATCCACCGGTGCCCGCTGGAATGAAATTGCCAAAATAAAAGCCTCGCAGATTTCCCCCAATAAAATCACCTTTATTAATACTAAAGGTAAAAAGAACCGCACTGTTCCCCTATCAGAAGATATATATCAAGCGCTCGCAGCTCGCAAAGGCAAACCGTTCGAACCTTGTTATAAACAGTTCTATCGGGTTATTCGGTTAGCACAGATTGAGCTGCCAGTTGGACAAATGACCCACGTTCTCCGCCATACTTTTGCCAGCCATTTTATGATGGCCGGTGGCAATATCATCGTGCTGCAACGCATCCTCGGCCATTCAGATATTCGGGTCACCATGCGCTACTCTCACTTCGCGCCAAACCACCTGGAAGACGCCATTCACTTCAACCCATTAGCCCGATTTGAGAGTGGCGGCAAAGTGGCGATAGCGGATGAAATAGCGAGCAATGAAGAGTAACAGGATGGGAGGTAAATGACTGATATTTATGTATATGGTTGATTTTAAAAGATGAATAAAAAAAGACCGAATACGATTCCTATATTCGGTCCAGGGAAATGGCTCTTGGGAGAGAGCCGTGCGCTAAAAGTTGGCATTAACGTAGGCTTGTTCAGCCGTACTCTCTAAGAATAGTCGAGTACATGTGTTTCGCCAACTTAGCAACAGAATTAATTAATCACGGTTGCAAACTATTTGGGGTAGTAAAAATCAGCTCATAAACTGAACAAGGTAATTATCTGCTAAATAGAGACAAATATCTGTATCCACCCAAATTGTCGCGTTTACTTTTGGCATAAAGTCGTGGCGCGCTGCAGGAAAGGTTCCAAACTCATCTTTTGGCCCGGCTTCTCACTGTCATCCAATAATAAAATATCTAACGGTTTTGCCAGGACATGCCCCGCTTTCATCTGTTCATTCGCAACATCATTGAGTGGATATTGGGCTAATGTACTTGGGTTTATCACAAATAAAGCCCCGCCTGAGCGGCACTCTAACATCACCTCTTCTCGATTAAATGCCCATTGTTTGCCAAACTCAAACTTACTGACGGTCACTATCTTCCCGGCAGCAATAGCGTTTACCGATAACATCAGTAATGATAATGTCAGCACAAAACCCTTCAT